GGCCCGCGTATTGTGCGGCGATAAGTCTTTCGATCTCTAAATAAGATTTACTCGATAACTCGGCATTAGTTAGGCCTAGATTAAGTTGCTTGAGACCTTTTACATTACCTACGTATGCCTGACTTAAAATCTTTGTAGCTGAGACTAAATCCATACCCGTACCGGCGCTAATATCAAGCGCGGTATTAAGCATAGATTGAGCCATAGTTGTAGAGCGTGTAGTTTGTGCGAGCTGAATAAATGAGGGTTGTAGCTGATCTCGATTTACGCCCGTTACCTTTTCGATACTATCGATGTAGCCCTCAGCCTCTGCGGTAGCAAAATTAAAGCCAAGATTACGTAAAGCGGTATCAAGGCGCTTAGCCTCGGCAATCTGTTCGCCATAAGCTGCTACGGCTTTTTTAGAGTAACCTAAAAGGGCAGCGGCACTAAAGGTAACGCCAAGAGTACGGCCTAAACCTTTAACGGTTTGATTAAACTTACCGATCTGATTAGCGCCCTTAGTAAGAGCTTTACCGTTCCACTCGGCTACGGCCGATACGATTAAATTAGGTATCGCCATTATGCAGCCAAACCGTAGGTACTCATGCCATAACGACCATTATTAAAGTTATCTACAGTTTTCTCGATAGCTCTATATACGGCATCTTGAGCCTTACCCTCGTCCTCTTTCCACGCGCGATAAATCATACGACCGCGCTCGGCTTGCTTATCACCGTATAGAGGACCTGATCGAGAGATAAAGTGAGCGCCCGCGTTAGGGTTATTGGATCGGCTCTTAGGATCTCCAGCTGGGTTTTTACGGCCCGAGGTTTCATAGATAGCACCGGCGGCAGACTTATTAGCTACAAAGTAAAGAGCTTGCCATCCGTTGCGATTTTTCTTACTCGGAGCCTGAGAGTAGTAAATCCCTTTTTTTACTGTTTCATAATCATAAAGCGGGAACATACGTACACGGCCCTCTGTGTTAAAAGTTCTAAACATAGAGTTACGAGCCGTAATAGTTTTACCTACGGTGTTCTCGTTCCAGTTGTAAAGGTTATCCGGTTGAGGCGATGGAGCAAACCCACGAGCTTTATCGCGGATCGGTACCATCGCCGCACGTACCTCGGCGTTCATTTCTTTCAACATCTCAGGATCTAACCTACGGAGTGCCTTAACCGTTTCGCGTACGCCTTTTATTGCGACTGGCATTACGGGCCTCCTCCGCTTGCTCGTTTAATACTTTAATTAACATGTTAAACATCTCTGTATCAAGATCGAGTACCGCTTGAGGCGGGATCCCTAACCTAATTGATAGTTGAGCTATCAAATGAGTTACGGAGTCCCGCCCTAAGCTAAAGGTAGATCGTCTACTACCTCGACCTTAGCCAAGGTATCTAAAAACTCGGGACCAAACATAGGTACCGTTTGACCGGCTGACTTAAGGCACTCCCACGAAAGGTAAAATAGATCTGTCTGTTTTTCATCATCGCGGAAAGCCTTATGAAAACCTTTTTTAGCGTAAAGCTCAAAGGCGTACTCAATACGTGGCGTGATCTGATGCTCTGATACCTCGCCGGTAGCCCTTGTTATTTTGAGTCGTGCCATTGTTAGCCCCTTTTCTTTGTTATCAGCTAGTAGTAATTACGATTGGTGAATTACAGGTAAATGTAATGCTCTGGGTCCCGATATCACCGACGGCTCCGTTGATGTCGGTCGTATTGTTGACCAAAATCGTAGTCGAAAATAAAGGGTTGGTTGCTGATGTAACTGCGCTTGTCTGCTTTAGCGTGATAGGTACAGTTGTACCCCATGCAGCTTGGAGCGTAGCGTTTACGTTAGCGGCTGCGGTGTCGGATAGGAAATCTAGCGAAATCGTAGAGGTTTCCAAACCCTTAACGTATTTCCGGCTGGAGTCCCCCATCGATGTGATTTCCAATTCTTCAAAAACGCGGTTAATTGTCGCGCTCGTTACGTGATCAGAGAGTGCAACCGAGTTAAGGGTTACGACTACTCCATTTGATAGAAATACGGCCATCGCCTATTCCTCGCTTTTCTCTGTAGTAGGTGTATGTGTTTTTGTTTCTTTTTTTGGTGCTTCGGTGATCTGCCCTATCTTAATAAGAAAGGCGATATCCTCGTCGGTTAGGCTCATGCTTAACTCCAGCTCGTTAGTATTTGGACGTCGAAAGATGCCGTTAAAAGTGATCCACTTTGTACATCTAAAACGGATGGAGCACTCATAGCGGCAACGTTCATTACGATAGATGAGGCGGCTAGTTTATTAAATACCGCTACGGCTAACTCCTCGATACCTTGTAAGTTACCTTTATTATCGAACATAGGTACAGTCATAATAATCTTAAAGTTAGCAAGCGGCGAAATAGTCGCGTATGTGTTATTACTTGGCGTAATGTAATTATCTGCCGGTGCAACGATAACGCTATTAGCCGTAATTGTTGATGGTGGAAAACTGTAGGTATTCCATACGTTCGCGTTAGCAAGGGCCGCAGCTAGTGAGGCGCGTAAAGTTGTAATAGGTACGGTCATCGAGCTATCCGATCATCGCGTTAGGGGTCGTATATCCGGCGATGAGCCCGCGAATTTTCCCGATCATTGAGTTACCCATACGGTAAGGGCTAGGGCTAAAACCATCGATAGATACGCCTCCGGTTTGGCTCACCTGCCGAGCTTGGAAAATGTCTACGGCCAAGATCATCGCGGCCTCGCGTACGGCCGGGGTAGTTGCGTATGAGTTTGTTTTTGTATCCGTGCCCACGGCTGAGCCGTAGGGGAGTACTCGCGTAAAATTAGCGTTAGCTGCGGTTTTAGCGAACTGTATAAAGCTATAACCATTAGGCCAATTAAAAGCCATATTGTTAAATGCTATGGATGGGAATTGCGTAGTTGTGCCGGCCGTCCATGGGATCGTGCCGGTAACTGTATAAGTGCCGTTATAAGTTGAGCCGCATCCACTCAAGGTTATTGAGTCCCCGGTGCTAAATATCGCAGGGTTAGCGATCATTACGGTAGCTACGTTATTTTGTAACGCGGTGCCTACGACCGGTGCGGAGTCAAACCATAAAAATTGGTTGAGTAAATCTTGAGCGGCTTGGCAACAGGTTTCGACGATATCCGACGAGTAAAGGTTTTCGATGCCGAGGTTAGCGCGTAGCTCGGCTTCGGTTACGTACGTTGCAGGCATCTTATTCTCCTTACTTACTAGGGCCGGTAGGGCTCAAAGGGCTAAGAGCCCTACCGACTATTAGTGGTTTATTTAGTTAAGGTTAAACTTAACGATGCCCTTAGGCATTTTTGCGATAGTTGCCATGTAGCCGTAAATAGCTACCTGTACTTGTAGGTTTGATACTACGTTTACAGACATATATGCAGTAGGTGACTGATAAACAGTAAAGGCCTCAGGTGCAAGGATTACGGCTGAGTCATCGATAGTAGTAGTAGCTGTAAAGTTCTTGTCTACGTATAGATCAAGCCCTAGTACGTTGCCGCGAATAGATCCCGGCTGCACAAGGCCTCCAGCGTTCATCGGCTGACTGGCCGAATAAATTGGCCTGCCTGTTGTATCAGTAGCACCCATAAGTAGCTGCCATTGTGATCCGTTAGCGATGTAGTTATTAGCAAAATAGCCTGTAGCTTCGTAAACCTTACGAGCTGAGTCTGAGGCAAACTCGATGATACCGGCTGAGTCTGCATCGCATCCTGAGCTATACTGACCAGCGGCAATAAGAGCCGCTAGTACTGTTGTATCTAGTGTTTTTAGGTAAGCATTTTGTAGCTGATTTGTAAGCTCTGCATAGAAATTAGGATCTGAGCGCTCTAACAATTCTACGCTGATCGTATTCATGCCGGCGTACTTGGATACAGTCCCAGTTAAATATGCAGTCTCCATCCCGGTATTTTGTACAGCTCCGGCTTCTGCCTCAACGGTTACTACAGGTGCTACGCCTGTACCGCCACCGGCTGAGGTAACGAGTGATGGGACGTTAATAGTCATACCGTTAGTTGGCAAAACTCCACGGCTGCAAGCATCGATAGCCGGGGTACCAAAACGAGTATTCGTTGGAAATTCCGCTAGGTACTGAGTAGGTGAAAATGCAGGGTTTGTAGCAAAGCTATCATCGGCTGCGGTTACGTAAAGCTTTGAGTCATCGTTACCGAGAGCAGCTTTAATCTTGTGCTCTGTATAAGCGCCCATAGATGTAATAGGTGTACGTACTCGCTGAGAGTCTAGTACGGATGGTCGGATGATCTTACGAGCGGCTTCGACTTTCTCAGCCTCTGCCGGTGCATCTACCGGAGTATCCTCCGGTGTATTTTCAGGGGCTGTAGTCACAGCTTCCTCGCTTTCAGTTTCGGTTTCGACCTCTACGATTGTCGTAGAGATAGTTGTAGTTTTTTCTTTTGTACTTGTAGCTGCCTCAAGCGCTGCTCGAGCTGCTGCAATATCAGTTACGGATGCGCTAGAAAAGGCGGCGCTCTCGACGAGCGATACCTCTTTGAGGACCGCCGCCGTAACGAGCAGGTAGTCACCCATTGGCTTAGAGGCCGTTACATCGACCCCGACGGATAAGCCGCTAACTAGGTTTTCCTGAGCTAATACAAGCGCATCTTGTCCTCGAGTGCTGCTCGATAACTTAAAGGATCCGTACACGCCCTCTGTTGAGTCGCTAAAACTAATTGCGCGACCTACCGGCTTATCGGCTTGATGCTGCATTAGTAATTTAATATTTGATGCCTCGGCATATGTAATCGAGCCGCGCTCAAACATAACCGGGCCTGCACTTGTAAAACCGACCTCGCCATAAGGTGCAACGAGTCCGGATATCATCCGGCGCTCTGTATCGGCTGCCTGTATTTCTTGGCTAAACGTTAGTAGCACTTGTATCTCCTAGCGGTGTTAGTTGCTCCATTGAGCGAGCTTGGTTTACATCGATTAGATCTAGATTTAACATTTTCTCAATAATGTCTAAACGATCTTTAGCATCTACTCGTAAGAAAGTGTCATCGACGGCAAAACGTACTTGATTAGATGCGTTTGTAATATCGTTCATAGATAAACGATCCTCAATAGCTGAAATGTAAGGCTGCAACGAGTAAGCAACAAACTCTTTACGACCATCTAAAATATTTTGGTACGTCATCGAATTATTCATATCACTCGAAATCATGTACGCCGGTACGTTCATCGCGCGCGCGATCTCTGTAGATAAATATTGTGAGCTTTCGTTGTAGGTCATGTCCTTAGGTGAGAAAGATGTAGGTACATATTCGAGAGTGCTCGTTAAATAGGCCGTACTACGATTTTGGCGAGCGCTCTTGAAAGCTGCTAATAATCCTTGGATTTGCGACTCAGGTAAATCAGCGCCGTTATTTTTTAAGATACCTGTAGGCATTGGTGTAGCTGCACTTACCGCGCTTGCACGTTGTATATCGTATGCAGCTTTAATAGTTGTAGATGCACTTTGTAATACACCAGGTAGCAACGATTGGAAAGTTACAAGAGATCCGATACCACCCATAGGTACTTTATTACCATCGACAAAATAATCTTGAATTTCTGTACCGTATTGATTAGTCGTATATGTAACTCGGTTATTAGCTACCCACTCAAAGCCGGATGGTCTGCCATCATCTGCGTACAAAGATGTAACGCGCCAATATGCAACGGCGTAAAACATAAGCGAGTCCACGGTAGCCGAGATAGTAAGGCTACGAGGTTGGCGAATATCAGGCTGCTCTAACCAAACAGGCGAGCCTAACT